AACAGGACTAGCCTTGCCAACAAAATCAGCGTCTTCGCTAAACGTGTCCTGACTAATCGTTTCAACTTCCGTCAAAGCAGTGTCAGTTTCGGTATCAAGCGTAGTGGTTGTGTCTGCGGCTGTGTCAGTTGCGGTGTCAGTTGCAGTAACCGCTGCCACAGGAACAGGATCATCGTTGTCGTTCTTCATCATTTGCTCGACAGCGGCCATAGATCTTGCCTGCCGTTCAGCCAAATCACGGCCATACTGAACATTTTTTTCCTTAACGCCAATATCCATTAAAAAATCATCAGTCGCAGTGTTCTTAGGGAGATCCATTACGCTCCCGCCGCCGCCTTTACTTTTGTCGCTTTTGGGGGCTGGCTCTCTTATTGCATCTAAACATCCGCTCATTACAAAACCTTCCTATACTGAGAGCCAACAGGCTCATAACCAAAATGCTCAATCAGCTCATTAGATCTAGGCATCGAAATGCCAGAAGAAGTGCCGCCAACTAAAATCTTTGCGCCCTTATCAAACGCCCAAGACTCAAACATCTTTAACAACCTAACACCAATCATACCACCACGATGCTCAGGTGAGACATACCATAAATTGTTCTGAGCTGACAAGGTTTTTGAAAAATACAACTGATAGACCCAGCCAGACATAAATCCAACAACCTCGCCACCACGCTCCGCAACAGCAAGAAAACAAGACTCATCATCATAAAGCCAAGACAAATGACCAGCAAAAACAACATCGTCAAAAACAATGTTGTTAAATTGCGTCTCTTGATGAAAGTCACGGCACATCTTAAAAATCGCAGAAGCATCACTGCGATCCGCTAACCGATATAAACAAGGATCACGCCGCAAATGGATCATAATCCATTACCGCCATTTTCTGAGAAACCGCCATGCGATCCCTGCTTTCTCGCAAACCAACTGCCAAATACCTAAAAGCATCCGCTGCATGGCTCGACCAATCATGGACAGGCGAAGACCTAAAACTCCTAGTGCGCTCATTATACGCCCTATGATACTGACGCAAACACTCCAAACCATGACCACACTTCTCCCTGTCAAACCATAAACGCGGTATCAACATCTGACCCGCATGTATGCCATCCTCAATAGGCAGCTTAGGAACAACTCGAAAGTTCAACCCCAAGTCCCAAGCAACCTCACGCCTACTCTTGCCAGATCCTAACTCCCGAACCTCAATGTCGTGCGGCGCATTGTGGTCGCCATACAAATAGTTCTTAGACGTTAAAATCTTGCAGTAATGAGGCAACCCCTCACCACGGGCCTCGTAAAAGTCTATCACATGTATAGCACGACCAACAGATTGCGTGAACCAAATCGCCGTGCTGTCGCCAACTCCCAAGTCCCACCATGTATCAACACGCACACTAGGATCATAAGGAACATTGGAAATCCGCCCATCCAACTGAGCAACCTCCATCTCCTTGCCATAAACAGCACCAGGAACATTCGCATTCCAAGAACACTCAAATTCCTGCTGATACTGGTCATGCGTCATCATAGACTTGGCAGCGTCCAATTCCTCATCGTCCAGCAAGCCTGTCTCACTCGCCTTGTAAACCGCAGCCAGCCAATCAGGATTAGAAGCAGCCTCCTCATACTTATCAAAAAAAGCATTGTGACCCTTCGGCGTCCCAACAAACACACACCAGCCCTTGCGATCAGATAACGCCGGCCTCAATACCTCGGGAAAAACATTCTCAGGCATGTCGGCAACCTCATCCATAACACAACCGTCAAGATAAATCCCACGCAAGCTGTCTGGATTCTCAGCGCCAAGCAACGATATTCTCGCGCCGTTAGGCAAATCACAACGCAATTCAGTCTCGTGAAACCGAACATTCGGTATCTTGCCTGCAAACTGTTTTATATAATCCCAGGCAACATTCTTCGCCTGACGATAGGTGGGCGCCATATAGGCATACCGGGGGTTCTCTTTCCCAGACATCAAGGCATCGCGCAAAACATGGTTGATCGCCCACACCGTTTTGCCAAAGCGGCGGTGGCAAACAACAACCCCCCAACGCTTTAAAGACATCTCATTGTGCAGCTTTAACTGCAACTCCCTCGGCTCATAAGGAATCTCAATGTGCGTCAATGCTCCGTAACCCTCTTCTGATCCTTAAATATCAATATGCCGTTACTCTCAAGGATAGCCTCGTACAAATCAATAAGCAATATTGCCGACTCAATCTGCTCAGATGCACTGCGGCTGGTAACTACGCTGTCCCTCAAAGCCTCCAAGTGGCCGAGCATGGCTTGCTGCGAAGGCGACAGGGAGTAAGTCAAAGTGTCTCTAGCTCCGGTGTAATATAGAGGTATAAGGGCGCGCGGTTTTGCGGGGGGTGGGGGGGTCGGTTTGCGCAAAACGCATGGCTTAACCGTGGCGTCATAATAACTATTATGTTAAATAGAACACAAGGCATTGTTGTTGCTGTAGATTTTTTGCGCGACTGCCATGCATCAAACGCAAACCACAAGATGTTGTGCCTACCCTGCCTCGCTGGCCTGGCGCCGAGGTGTCTCAGCATGCCGGCCTCACGCGCGTAGCTGTCAACGACAGGATGTGTTGTATACACAAGATCCGACATCAATGCTTTGTTACTCTCTCTTCCTTTTGGTCAGGCACAACCTCAGTGGTATTGACCTCGACATCCCCACCAGCCCAACTGATTGTGAACGTCTGGGCTTGTGGCTGGTCTTCTTTCTTGTCCCTTACGCCCCAAGGCATGTTCCGTGCTAGCGTCCATTTCAATGTATCAATCTCAAGCCTACGACGTTGCACCTCCGCGTTAGCCAGCCTGTTATCCTCAAACGTAGGCAGTGGCGACACTGCCAGGCTGTTGATGTGGTCAGTGAAATATTCTGACTGCATGACCCTACCTCTGCGATAGATCTCATACAGATCATCATCACGCAGCACGGCTTGCATGACGCCTTGATAGGTTGGCATGCCGGCTGTCTTGAGTATGTCTTTGAGTGTTTCGCCTACTGCCAAGCGGTCAGCGATCTTGTGCATCAGCTCGGCGTTAATTTTTACTGGTTTCTTTGCCATGTGTGCCTCATCTGTTTTTTGGGATCATAGCACAAAAAAGGCCCAGCGCAATAATGCTGGGCCAGTTGTTGAGTGTTGAGCTGTGGAAACAGGTGGAAGCAGCTCAACGGGCAATTACTTTTTATCAGAATGGAATGTCATCATCAAACACTTTCGGCTTTGCTCGGATGTCGATCACCTCTGCGGCTGGGAATGATTCTTTGACTGCCTTCTCGAACTCTCCTGCGTTGTGGTCTCTGAAGTGTCTGTATGCCAGGGCCACCTCTCTGAGCGTTAGCAGCTCTAGGTCTGGCCGTTGCTCTTTGATCTTTTGCCACGACCTTCCGTCTTTCATAATGCCAAAGGTCTCGCCATCCAGTTCCATCTCCCAGATGTCTGTTGAGGCTCTCTGTGCGCCTAGTCTCTCTGCCTCTGCGTCCATTGCATTGAGGCCTCTTACGACCACCTCTGCTCTGACCTTACATTCTTCTGGATTGTTTTCTTCGATAGCCTTGTTCATCTTTGCCATTGCAGATCCATACTTCTGCGCTGTCTCGACGCTCACTAATTCTGGCAGCATGTCGATGCCCCACTTTGTGTCCATTTGTATTGCCAGCCGATCCATTGGTGCTATTGCGTAATCACACATGATTTGATCCTTATGAGCTTGCGGGTTGAATATTCTGTCTGCCTTCTTTTGGCGCCTTGGCCTCCGAGGCTTCTGCGTTGTCATCATCATCTCCACAGTTAAATCACCACAGTTTCATATAATCCACATTCCACCACAGTAGTATGCATATACATACAACTACTGTGGTGGAAGTATTTGTGGCCTTTTCTTCCACAGTTCCACAGTTCATCCACAGTTCGGAAAAGCAACTGTGGAACTGTTGGGAAAGCATCAGACTTCCTCCCAATTGATCCACTCACCGACCACCACGCACGGCACATCTCTTCCGCTTCGTGTGTCTCTTATCTCTGCGACTTTGAGGTTGCCTGTGCTGATCCACTTCTTTGCGATTGCCTTGGCCTTTGCTTTGTCCCCTGGCTTGTCTGTATCGAGGTCGAGCTGTTCTGCGACTGCATTGCCGATCCAGCTCTTTGCTCTGATGTCTGATCGGTATGCCTTGCCTTCTTCCTCTGCCTTTCCGACTGCTCTTTGCACATCGTACAGGTCTTTGGCTGTCACGCCGTCGAACAGGTCAGGCAGCTTGAACTCTGTTGCTACGCCTATGTGTTCACCGTTTGCGATCTCGACTGAGATCATCTTGCGGTATGTTGCCTTGTCTGACGGTGGTGCGAGGTTTGCTTTGCCATCGTCTTGGCGGAATATCCCGAGGGCTTCCTGTTCGTCCACACCGAGGGCCATTGCGTCTTCTGGCGATATTCTGTTGATTACTCTTGCTGCTCTTGCTGCACCGATCAGACTGCCTGCCCCTCGCACTGAATCCACTGTTGCGTCTTCTCCGTTGCCTTTTCGGATATGATGCACAAGCTGGACTGAGCTGTTGGTATCTCTTGCCAGCTTCCTGAGCATTGATACGACTGCCTGTATGCTTCCATTATTATTCTCATTGACCAGGTGGGCAGATATGAATGGATCTAGGATCACGACTTTTATGTTGTTGTCTTTGATCTTTCGGATCATGAATGCCAGCAGCTCATCGTTCTGGATCAGGCCGTCCCTTCCTTCTGCTGCCAGTGTGATCTGCATGGTGTCCTCGCCATCCATAAACAGCTTGCCTTTGATGTCATCTGGCTTGAGGCCATAGTGCTGCATTGCTGCTATGGTTCTCATTTGAAGTTCCGAGATCGGATCTTCCAAATTTATGACCCATGTGTTGCACTGTTCCTTGACCCTTACGCCAAGCAGGTCTTTGCCTGTCGATATTGCCAGTGCTTCCACAATGATTGCTGATGTCTTGCCTATACCGCCGGCCGATGCTGTTACGCTGATATACTTCTTGATGTAGTCGTATCCATACACCCACTCTCTGCGCGGCAGTGTGAGAGCATCAAACATTTCGTAGGGCGTGGGCCAATCATTGCCTGTATCGGCCTCTGTGTGGCTCTGTGTTGGCTCTGTGGCTATCTGCAATGTCTGGTTTTGCTGCTCCATGCGCTCGGCTGCTGGATCTGGCGGTGGCGTCCAGCCTTTTGCTCTGGCGCCGTCGATTGCCTTCTGCACCTCTGCCCTTGTTTCTTCTACTGAGTAGCCGCCAAGGGTAAAGCCATCTGTGATTGCGTGGATCTCTTCGTCTGCTAGGCCTTTGTTGACGTATGATCCAACCAGGCGCACCATATTGTGATGCCAATCCTCTCCTGCTAGCACGTTTTGGACTGCCATCTGCCTGTCCATTGCTTGCTGGCCGAGGTCTATGTTGATTGTGCTAGCAGCCTGTGGCTCTGCCCTTGGGAAGGCGCGCATCATGCGCTCAAACTCTACTGGCTCTCTGTCTGTACTAAATTCTGTACGCATTGTGACCAGCTCTGGGACGTATCCTTTGTCTTGTTTCTTTTGGTTGGGCCATGAGACTGTGCCTGCCACGCGCATGATGCGTGATGGGTTGATGACTGCTGCATCTGTTTGGAGCGAGGCGGCGATTGCTTTTTGTACGTCACGCCATGCCTGCATGTTTTGCACTGGCTCTTCTAGCTGCCAGTATGCGTGGCCTCTTGCGAATGGCGTTGTTCCTGTCTTGATAGACATTGTGAACTTTGGGCCGGCGAAAGATAGGATGTTTTCCATTGCGCCGGCAGTGTCTGCGTCTGCAAAGCAGTAGAACGCGGCTAGGATGTCTGTGTCTTTGGCTGCTTGGCCTGCTGGTATATCCACGATTGGATCAATTGGATTGATGCACATATAGATATTTTGCTTGGCGGCGTTCATTGCCTCGGCGTGCTGGGCTGCGTCTTCTATGTTTTTTAGTGCAAATCTTGCGGCGTTTGCTGATCCAGATTGCGATATAGAACGTATCTCTATGAGCGGTTGGCCCACAGTGTTCCAATTTTCTGTGATCTGTGCTATGAACTGCTTAATGATTTCGGTTTTGGGAGCCATTTCCATTTGTTCTTCCACTTCCATTTTCATTGATTCCTCCCCTGAACTGCCCAGCGGCTATGACCGCTGGGCTTTTTTCGTTTAAAACTCTGCGTCAGACGGGGCTGGTGCAGGAGCTGGGGCCGGTGCGGGTGCAGCTTCTTCGACTGCTATTCCTGCGGCGACACCTTCTTTCAGGCAGTCAGGCTTGTCTACCCACTTTACGATCTCAAAGATCGGGTAGCATGTGGAGCCTTTGGTGAACTTGATTTCCTTGGCCTCAACCATTTTGATGAGTGGCATTTGGCCGTTTGTGCCTTGGCTCAGTTTTGGAGCGAGATCTGTCAGAGCGGCCCACACGCCGGCGCCTGCTTGCTCCCACATGGCGACCTTGCCGCCACCGATAGCACACTTGACCGAAAAACCTTTCTTGTAATCATCACCAGGCTTGCCCATCATTTGATTAACTGTTGGGTTCCACTTCCACTCGGGAGCTACGCCAACCATGCCGTCTGACTTCTGCCATCCTGTCTTTAGGCTGTCCAAGTCAATGACAAAGCCGTTAGTCTGCGCAGCCTCAAACTCATCCTTCGCCGCACCGTCACGGGTATAGAACTGCTTGGCGCGGACGGAGCCATCCTGTGTGCCGCGTGCTGACCATTGCAGGAATGTGTTAACGTCAGAGCCTGATGCCCCTAGATCTATTTCAAACATTTTGTATCCTTTACGTTGTTTGATTGTTGGAGTTGTTGTGCGCGTAACCCTGCGCTGGGATTAGATGCCATACATTTCTTCCCGCAGATCTTCTGCCCCGTTCCAGTAGAACGTGTTAGGATTAACGGGTATGACCTCTCTAATATCTTCTGCGCTGCCTGAGCGCAGGAACTTTTCCAGACGAGCGATCTGCTTCTTGGCTTTGCCAAGGATCTCTGTTGGATCGCCGTCTTCAAGCATATTAGTTTTCTTTGATGACACATAAAGAAACTTGACCACCTGGTTGCCTCGGGCCTTCTGGTAGATCGCGCGTTGCAGTTGATGATCTGGCGACATCTTGCTTGGAATGCGGCCTGTTGTTTTAAGATCAATGACCACGCCGTGATCTGGGAATACAAAGTCAAGGTAGCCGATCACAGGGATCTCGAAGTCATCTGTCTTGGCTGTGATGCTGATCTTTGTTTGCCCGTCTTCAGGAAACTCAGGCTTGCCGTAATGCTCAAGCTCTTGGAGTGTTAGTTCCATGCACGGCTCAATCATGGCGCGCTCTTTGGTGATCTTTTCGTCGGCCATGAAGAACATGCTGTCAAACTTTTCCAATGCTTGATCCAGCGCGCCGGCTTTGTGCAGCTTGCCGGTCAGCGTGTTGGCAACTGCTTCCTCTGTGCAGATGCCACGCATTGCAGCGGCGCCCATAGGTGTGCGCTTCTTAAACAAGTATGACGCAACCCAAACGTCTGGCGCGTTAGACCAGAGGTTGATTGATGATGCTGACAGGTGCTTGATGCCGTGCTTTTCAAAACCGTTCATGCTGTTAGCTTTCCATATAGGGCCAAGAGACAGGCCTCACTTCTGCCATCGTCTTTGACACGTTTAAACAGGTCAGCCTGGGCAGGCCATCTTTGGCTGGCAAGTGATCGGCTCAGGCCTTTGTCTTTGTTAA